TCAGGCTTGAAGTTAGCCCCGTTTAGCACCCAACTATCGTCTTGGACAATCAGGCAGTAGTCTGTATCAATGAACGCATACAGGCTGTGCATGATAAAGACTGAGTACATCATGTAGTCGAGAAAACCTATTCTGTGCCAAATAATGTCATCAGGTAAATTCTCAGGCTTCTGAATAGACAAGAGCATCCCGTATGAGCCGGGCAGCTCTCGTACAGACTTCTGTATAGAGGGGATAGCGTTTGCCCCATCGTTGTGACCGTAAACAGAAACTATTGTGAGATTGTTATGGTCCATAGACACCAATTCTTTTCAAGTAGTCAGATACATTGCGACCAACAGCCACCTCTTCAGGGGTCTTGTCTTCAATGGCGCGAGAGACAACACGGCTAATTCTCATAGCGGTCAAGCGAGGCTGTAGTTGTTCAGCATAGGCAGCAGCCGCCAGAGCAGAGGCTATAACTCTATCGTCCTTGTTTCGCCCTGAAGCGGATATGCCACCGCCCTCACGGGTAATGGTCTTCATCTCTTCTAGGGTTTCCATGTCGTATACCGCCATCATTCCGCGCTCAAAGTAATCCTTCATGTAGGTCATCATGCGTTCTTTAGTCTGGGTTGTTGTTAGCCAGCCAATAGAGTTAGAGATTCCCCCCATCGTGTCATTTCTGCGCCAGATGTAGTTTGACATTGAGCCGTAGACATCCATAAGGTGTCTGCCCATTTCTCCAGCCATAGCAGCCGCTTGTCGTTTTAAGTTCTTGAGTTCGTTAATAACCGCTTGTCCCGGTCCATTGACTTCCAAGTTAAGGGTTGAGTTCTTGTATGCGCCAGCAAGGTGGGCAATCACCCAAGCAAACTGGTAGGTGTTAAGTTCAGAGGTGGCAAAGGCAGCGACTTGCTCCATACCGTCCGAGTAGCAACGGTAGACCTGAATACAGAAGCGGTCAGCCCAGTCGCTTGACCCATAAGCAGGGTCAGCACCAATGACGTAATAGGCGGTGTCTACAGGCTCTTCCCATATCTTCAAGGTAGCCAAGCGCTCAGTAGACTTGACTACTTGGGTGTCTTGAAAGTTAGCGCCAAAGACATAGCGGTAGTTGTCAAAGGATAGCTTCTTAGAAATTTTGGCTGCATCAGTACAACGGGCTATTGAGAAGAAGCTAGTGCCGGTCATCACAAAGGCATAGTCCTCAGTTGGTGGAAACTCTTGGTACATCAAGCTCTCATCTTTGATACCTTCGAGCATCTTCCAGCGCCACCAAGCCATCTGTCTTGAGTTGACCTCAAAGTTGTACAGCTTCTTAATGTCCTTAGTCCACTCTTTCTCTTCGGTGGTAAGTTTGCCGTCCCAATAGACTTTGTAGATGTCTGAGTCTGGGTCAGCAGAGTAGAACTCATTGCGCCACCAGCCACAAAAGATAGCCTTCTGAGTACGCGCTCGTTTAGCAGTAACGTACATCTCATGGAACATATTGAAGCCACGGGCTGTAGATTCAAATATGTAGAGTCTCTCAGGGTTAGTCTCAGCAAGAGAGGCTAAGAGGGAAGCCAGACCTTCCTCATCACCCCAAGAAGATGTTTCTGTGCCGTGAAGAAATGTGATGCCTTTTCCGCGTCCGAGAGAACCCTTGGCTCTAAGTCCCGCAACTTGGTAGAAGATACGACTTCTGTTTTTGAGAGACAAAGAGTTTCTGTTGTGGGCAAGCATGGGGATTTTGTACTCTTTTGGGAGTCCATCCATGTATGCACCGAGTGTTCCTCTGAACATATCTCGGTTTTCTTCGGTATCTGTAACAAGTGTTCCCCCAAGCCCTGCGTTAGTGAAATGCCAATAAAGGTCTAACGCAAGGGATATGGTGGTAATACCTAGTTGCCGACCTTTCAAAATAACAAAGAAGTGAATACCGTTAGCCAAGCCAGAGTTAATCTCTTCCATGACATAGGTCTGTGAACCAAGGAGTTGGTCCATGTTCCTAAGACCTTGCTCCTTAGTTTCAATTTTAAGGTTGTCACAGAACTTATAGAACTGCTGTAAATTAAATTTCATCTAAGTTCCAATGAATGATGTCCCCGGCAGTCTTTTTGTTTCTAGCCACATTCAGTAGCTCCTGAACAGTTATGGGCGAATACTGCAATTTCCATCTGTCAACCAAAGCAATCTTCTGTTTTTTGGTTTTACAAAGAAGCGCAGCTCTGACTTCTCCCTGAAGCCAAACCCTACTCGCCCTTAACTGCTCCCTAGTGGATAGGTTCGTATTGCTCAAGCTGGCTACGCACCCTCTCTAACTCCTCTTGTGCCATTTGCATAAGACGAGCAGATTCAGTATGCACACGCATCAGCTCTTGGAACAACTCCACAGCGTTCATCCGAGATACACGGGTCATGTAAGCCTTCTTCATATCTTCAGCAGCCATAGGCATCATGGCGTTATGACCGTTTACTAAGCCGTTCTCCATACCCTTACTCCTTCCTTCTCGCATCTAGCGATAAATTTACGTTCCAGCTTCTTCCCAGTCCGGTAGTTGTTGTTACAAACCACTTGCAACTTCCCACCGTCAACAAAGAAACTGTCCCCTACCTCCATCACCTTGTACGGATACCGCCGCTTATCAGGTGGCACAGGCACATCTTTACTTACTTCCATGCTAATCATTTGCATCCCCCTATCCATGTTGGGCAGTATAGACAAAAAAAAGCCCCACCACAAGGGCAGGGCATAAGTTCCATCAAAGGAATGACAACTGACTGACACGGCTGGAGACTAAGCGGGTACGGACTTCTAGAATACCGCCCACTTAATGATTGCAATTCAGACTCAATCTCCATGCGTGTGAACCAAGCATACCAGAAAACACATATTTTTTTTGGTGGAGGAAGCGAATGGGGCACACACTTTTACAAACCGAAACCCAATCGATTACCGCGAGAATAAAGAGCGAGATAGTTAGAGCTTGGACAAACCCATTACCCAAAACCATATCTAGAAATAGCGCCGTGTGACCATATAGCTTGGCTTGTAGCGCCGCAATAAACCCCTTTTAGGGTAGCGCATGGGCGGGACATATAGCTGTCATTACCGCCATTGTGAGGGTTTACAGTATGTAGACACTTAATTATAGTAATACCATTTATTACATAGTATGTAGTTACTATATAATATATATAGTATGTAGATACCATACTATGTAGATACCATATTATGTAGACATTTATAGTTAACTACATAACATAATTACTTTTATAACATAGTATCTACATACATATATATTATTGTGGATAACGTGTTGATAAAAAAATAGTCACCTATATAAATCAATGACTTAGGTAGGGTTGGCACGATTCTATTATGCTATATATATGAGAGCATAGATAATCTATGTAATCATTCCTAATCATACAAAGGGGTTTATATGACACTAAAAGAAAAGAAGCTATTAGCGCTTGTATACATGGATGTTTACAAAGCCGTTAAGGGTAGGCGCATCAAAGTAGTTGCGCGTGACGGCTGGTTTGGCGTTAGCTATCCGGATAGTGACGAAAAAGTAGAGTATGCAGTTTACGTCCAAGAGCTAATGATTAAGCTCAATTTGTTGACCTCTCAGCTACACCAAGGGGTAGATACCGCCGTTGTGTAAAAAGCAGCTTGTAGGGCGCTTACAAGCGCTCTATGAGGTACTTTGTACCGTTCCTAACAATCAAAGGGGTTTTTATGTTTTATTCAACGGGTTATCTTTGTGCATTAGCTCTAATGCTTGTCGCTGTAGCGGCTTTGTTTAATGGCGCTATTAGTATTTATGAATTTATAGCTTGCATTTTATTTGGTACAGCCGCCGGTGTTTACTTTGTTTACCGTGAAATGAAGGGAGAATAATTTATGTCTACCGTATATCAGGAAGTAACCGATAGCATCATTAAACAACTAGAAAACGGCGCTACGCCATGGATAAAACCTTGGACTACCGATAGTACCGCCGATAAGAATTTCCTCTCTCAAGCGCCATATAAGGGCATTAATCGGCTTATGTTAGGGCTATCTAGCATGGTGCATGGTTTTGGTTGTCCAGTATGGGCTAGCTTTAAACAATGGCAAACCGTAGGCGCTACCGTTAGAAAAGGTGAGCATGGCACTAAAATTGTCTTTTACTCTCCCGTTAAAAAAGAGAATAAAGCTACCGGTGACGTTGAAAACTATAACCTACTAAAAACCTACTATGTATTTAATGCTAGTCAGGTAGACGGTGTAACTATCCAAGCGCCTAGCGTACCGGATAAACCTTTTAACGCCGTAGAGCAAGCAGAAGAGCGTATTAGGTTAACCGGCGCGGTAATCACTCACGGCGGCGATAGTGCGTTTTATGCCCCTAGCGTTGATAAAATCAACTTACCGCATAAAAGCAGCTTTTTAAATGAATCTAACTACTACGCTACCGTATTCCATGAGCTAACACATTGGACGGGCGCGGAGATAAGGTGTAACCGTAACCTAAAAGGGCGCTATGGCAACCCTTTATATGCGTTTGAGGAACTAGTTGCGGAAATGGGCGCGGCGTTTTTATGTCAGGACTACCGCATAGCCGGAGAGCTACGCCATGCCGGATATATACAGTCATGGTTAAAAGTCTTAAAAGAAGATAGCCGCGCCATTTTTAAAGCGGCGGCGCTTGCACAAAAGGCGGTAGACCATATAAACGGTTTAAACGCCGTAAACGCCGATACCGTAGAGCTACCTATCGCCGCGTAAAACGTAGCGTGTAGGGCGCTTTAAACGTGTCCTATGCGGTACTTTGTACCAATTCCTAAACTATCACAAAGGGGTAAGCCATGATTAAACACTTTAACGTAACCGTATACAAACACAATCTTGAATTGATTGTCGATTTAGAGCGAGAACATTGGTACGTTTTATTTCCTAAATACAGTCAGTATGCAAGCGGCGCTATCGGTCACGGTAGCTTTGAGCGTAACCATAATTTTTTAGTCATTGGTACGCGAGAGTATGAGCTAGTAATTGATTGTGATGATGACCGCACCAAATGGGATAGCTGGTCAATATTTGACGTTAAAAAGCAAGATTACCTAGAAGTTAGCGGAAAACTCTAAGGGGTATGCCATGCGAGAGTTACAAGCTCGTTATGAGCTATTCCTACACGCGCGCCTATACGCAAGCGCTCAAGTCATTTATCTACAAATTGAAAGGGTTAAACAATGCACAAAATAGACCACGCCGCCATTCTATTCGCCTACCTCTCGCGCCTTACAAGCGCCGATATAAAGAACATATCAGAGCGTGAAACCCTTTGGGCTAACGCCGCGCTAAACGGTAACGCAAAGGCGCAAATAGACTGTCGCGCCGGTATGTATGCCGCCGTAGCTAACGCCGTGAATAACCTAATAAAGCATGACGTTGAACTGATTGAACACCATATAAAGCGTAGCACCTAGCGCCTAGCGTGTAGCGCCTACCAAATGGGCGCTATGCGGTACGCACTTGCCTACCATTTCCTAACCCTTGGAGAATATATGTCCACAATCACAATCACTCTAAAAACCAATGATGCGTTTTACCGTTTAGGTCCTGACGGTTTTTGCCATGAGCTACCCGATATATTGGAATCATTAGCCCAATATATAAAAGATGAAAACGCTTTCCCTGACGCAATCAACGACTCTAACGGTTGCACCGTTGGCAGCATTATTGAAACCGCATAGGATAAAACACCATGCAAAGCCGATACATTTTTGACAAGGTTAATCAAGATATAACCGCCGCTATCGCCCGACAAGTAGACCGCGATTCCCCTATACGCGCATACACGCCGACTAATGATGACTTGGTTTGCGCCATAATCTTTGTAGTGTCAGTAGCCCTGTTAATCTTTTTTATAAGGTAAACCATGCTGAAGCCATTACTAATCCCGATTCCCCCCACGCGCACCCCTACGCGCCCTACGCGCTTACTCGCGCAAGGGTTTGACTATGTACCCGCCTCACGCACCGACATCACCCAAACATGGCGGCGCTTTGGCTGGACTCCAACGGTGAAACCCAATGACCCTAGCTGATGCCCATAAGCTGCTAGACCGTGTACGCGAGGGGCATAACGCCCCCGTGTACCTTATAACCCTTGCATTGATTATGACTGGAGACATACGCCATGCGTGACCAAACCGATTGTCATTACCCCCATACGCGCCTATGTCTACAAGACTGTGAAGATGGTTGCCGCGCCCGTAAGACTGTATGGCGTAAGCGCACCATACGCGAGCTGCAAGACCAAGAGCTAGAGGACGAAGCGTTTAGGAAGATTCCCCAATTTACTTATGAATGTAAGCACCTTGGGGTTTGTATGGATAGACCTAGCCATTGCCTAGATTGCCCGTCAAATAATGCCTGAGATACTCTTCGTTGCGTTTATTGCGTTTATGATTTTCTTGGTACTTGTTGACAAATAAAAATTAAGTCTGATATGATTCGCACCGTTGCCGTCGTAAGCAATATCTTGAAGCCATTTAAGCCAGCATCCCTCCCCATTTCTATGGGGTTACGACAGGGGTTCTGGGTTAAGTGGCTTTTTTATTGTTTACGCGCAGCCGTACCCCTCACGATAGCAAAGCACCTACATGGGTGGCGAGGAAGAGAACATAGGGCAGCGCATCACCCCGTTGACAACCCTAGAGAACTGTGTGCGAGGTATCTCAGAAGATATGGGGACATGGTGAGACAAGACCCATATCGAATGAATCGCATCCCTATGGGGAAGCTAGTGCATACGCATGGGCTTGGGGGAGATGCTTCTCACCCTTGGGGAAACTATGTCTAAACATAATGTAACTATCGATAAGGAGAAACCGATTAATAAATACAATGACTAATCATCATAAGCGTGATACATTACTTACTCATTCCTAACTATCCGAAAGGGGAAACATGAAACCACTCATTTGTGCTGATTGCAAGTGGCACATTCCATCTAAACAAAGCTCAACCGTAGCTAACTACGACCGTTGCAAAGCCTCAGAGGTTATCAACCTCGTTACTGGGGAAGCTAAACATACCTACTGTGAATCCATGCGCGTTGCCAATGGTGACTGTGGCATGGATGCTAAGTTGTTTGAGTTAAACCAAGCTGAAGAGGAAACACCAAATGGCAACTAAGCTACAAAGTAATCTAGTCACCAAGCTACAAGAGATTAGACAACTCAAAGACACCATCCAAGACTTGAATGAGCAGCTTCAAGAAGTCAAAGACGAATCCAATAACCTAGAGCTAGCCTTAAAGAAGTGCATCTACTCTAAGGCAGAGCTGAATGACCAAATAGAGCAGCTCAAGGATGACCTGAACAAGTATTCAGAGCTGTATTACTCAACCAAGATTGTGGCTCAAGCACTCGGTTTAGCAGTTTATTACTTAACAAAGGAAAAACAACATGGCTAATGATAGAAACGACTTTGCGCCAGAGATACGCAATAGCGCTTGGTGGTCAGGCGATAGCCGAAAGGCAGCCAATGGTCATGGCAATGATGCAGTCTTAGAAAAACTAGGGGTCAAGGAAAGAGAAGACATTAGCCACATTGAAGCAGTCCAAATGGGTCATGTTATGCAGCCCATCATTGGCAGACTTGCTCAAGACAAACTAGGCATGGAATTGAAGGAAGCTGACTATGCGCTCACTCACCCGAAAGAGACTTGGATGCGTTCCCATTTCGACTTCATCTCGGCTGACGGGCAAACGCTTGTGGAAGTCAAAAACTACAACGCTGCTGTACGCAACAAGTTCGATAGTGAAGCCCAAATCATCCCTACGGCTGATATGGCGCAACTCATCCATGAAGCGGCTTGCCACAATATCAACGACATTGTGCTGGCTGTTTTATTTGGGGGACAAAACTTTGAAGTGTTTAAGTTCACCATTGAAGAAGCACAGAAAGAGCAGCTCATCAAGGATATGGCGAAGTTCTGGGGACACGTTGCGTCTAAGCAGTTGCCTGAACCTGAGACAACCGAGCAAGCAAAGCTAATCTATTCTGTATCCGCACCTACATCCATCACCGCGCCACAGTCCCTAGAGCAGATGGTGCAAGCCTTGCAATACACCAAGACTGAACTCAAGAAGTGGGAGAAGGAAGAAGAGAAACTTCAGGTGGAAATACAGAAATTTATGGGGGTCAATAGCGAATTGGTAACCCTAGACGGGCGAGTTCTGGTCACTTGGAAATCATCTAAGGGCAGCATGAAGTTTGACTCTAAGTTGTTTGAGCAGTCTATGCCAGACATTCACAAGTCTTATGTTCGGGAGTTTGCCGGTAGCCGTAGATTCTTAGTGAAAGGGTAATCATGTTGCTATTCAAAACAAAACGATTAGAGCGCCTAGAGCAAGAAGTTGTCATGCTTGAAGACTTGTTTGCTCAAGCGCTACAACGCATAGACAAGCTAGAACAGGCTCGGTGGGGTCTGAGGGTTGACGGCACACCAAAATCAAAGCCCGGAAGGAAAGCTAAAGATGAACGCATTTCCTAGTGGACACGACCCTAAGACGGGTACTGCTGACAAAGGCATGAAGCTCAGAGATTACTTTGCGACTCAGGCTTTGCAAGGGATGCTTGCAGAACCATCACTCAAAGCAACGCCTGAAGAGTTTGCTCAGAGGGCTTACATGATTGCAGATGCAATGCTGCAAGCAAGAGACTTATAAACACTATTCCTAACTCGGAGAAAAACACATGAGTAATATCATCCCTGTATCAGACATGACAGTCATGGCTGACAGTATCGTAAAAAGCGGCTTCTACGGTTTTAAAACCAAAGAGCAAGTCATGGCTGTAATGCTTGTAGCCCAAGCAGAAAACAAGCACCCTGCCTCTGTCGTGCAAGAGTACGACATCATTCAAGGCAAGCCAGCCCTGAAGTCTCAAGCTATCCTAGCCCGTTTCCAACTCTCTGGTGGCTCTGTCCAATGGGATGTAGTCACGCCCAAGGCAGTCAAGGGAACATTCAAGCACCCACAAGGCGGTACTCTTACCGTTGAATGGACTATTGAAATGGCAAAGCAAGCCGGTATCTACCGTGACGGTAGTGGCTGGTCTAAGTACCCTGAAGATATGCTTAGAGCTAGGGTTATATCTAGAGCCGTGCGCTCTATCTATCCAGCTTGTATCTTGGGACACTACGCTACAGAAGAGGTTATGGACTTTGATAGTCCTATGCCAAAGCACATGGGCGTTGTAGAAGACGTTAAACAGCCCTTAGAGGTCATAGAAGCCTCTACTGGTGACTACCCCATCATTAAGCCTGACGGTGAGATATACGCCCTTTACGGCAATCCAGAGGAATGGATAGAAGCCTATGCTGGTTTGGCAGCTAGAGTCATGCAGTCTAAAACAATAACTGATGAACAGCGCACCGAGAAGATTGCTGCCCTAGCACAGGCTAATCACGATATAACTGAGAAGTTCTCTAGCTTTGAGAGAATCAAGATTAGAGGTGAGTTAGCCAAGGTGGGAGTAAACCTAAACCCAAAGTCACCAGCGTCCCAGTTCGTAGCCGACATGGAACACAACGACAAAATATTCTGAACCATTTGCAGAACATAGGCTCACTAACTCCAATGGACGCATTACAAAACTATGGCTCATTCAGGCTTGCAGCCCATATCGAATATCTTAGGAAGCAAGGACACCCAATCCTTACAACTATGGTTAAAGAAAATGGGCGCGAGTATGCCCGATATATCTACCGTTGAAAGGAAAATCATGGAAAACCAAAAGAAACCCCCGTTTGTTCCGCAAGAGATGAAAGGACGAATGACAAAGAACACCTACAAAAAACAGGGTTCTTCTGAGCCAGACTGGAAAGGCACATTCATGTACGAAGGTCAAATCATTACCTTTGGTGCATGGGAGAACGATGCTGGCTTTGGCATCTACTACAACATCAAGCTCAACGACCCTAACTGGAACAAACAACAGCAGCAGTACCCTAAAGAGGTAACTGACAAACCGGCTAAGTCTTATCCAAAAGATAGTGACGTGCCATTTTGACGGCTAGCTTCTCTCTCCCATTTCCCCCAAGCGTTAACACCTATTACCGCAACTTTCGCGGTCACATGGTGATGAGCGCCAAGGGAAGGGAGTTTAGAGAAGCTGTCCAAGTCTTTGTAATTGAAAACAACATTCCTAAGTTTGGGGACAAAAAATTGAAACTAACACTAATTCTGCGTCCTAGAGACAAAAGAAAAATAGACATCGACAACCGTATCAAAGCGGTACTTGATGCACTAGAACACGCTGGAGTGTTTGACAACGACTTCCAAGTTGACCACATTGAGATGATTCGAGGAGAGCAAATCAAAGGTGGGCTGCTTCATGTAGTCATAGAAGAGATGACCCCCCGACATCCCGAAGTCGAGTCCCACGAGGACAGTTAGGAACGTGACGGGGCAGCGTTTCGGGTAGCCCCACTTATTAAACCAACAGGACAAACATGGAAACAATCGACATCCCATCAATCGGCACAGTAGAAATACCGCCAGAGAAAAACCACATCTTTGTAGCGACACCAATGTACGGTGGTCAATGCTTTGGCTTTTTTACCCAAGGCTGCCTACAGCTTCAAAAGCTAGCGTTCAACAACAACATAGACGTAACCTTTTCTTTTCTTTTTAATGAGTCTCTCATTCAGCGAGGACGCAATCTCTTGGCTCATGCCTTTCTAAAGACCAAATGCACTCACATGATGTTTATTGATTCAGACATTAAATTCATTCCAGAACACATCTTGCCAATGATTTCTGCTGACAAGGACATCATCTGCGGAATCTATCCCAAGAAGGAAATCAATTGGAAAACAGTACGCACCGCTATGGACGCTGGTGTACCTGATGACCAGCTAAAACACCATACAGGCAACTTTGTTGTGAACCTTGTGAATTACGAGGAAACAGTCACAGTTCCAATTGGTGAGCCTCTAGAGATATGGAATGGCGGCACAGGCTTTATGCTCATCAAGCGCGAGGTCTATGAAGGTCTAGTAGGGAAACTACCTACATACCTCAACAATGTTATGGACATCCAGAATCCTCAGAACGGGGAAAAAGTCAATGAGTTCTTTGCTACTTGCATAGAAGAGCAATCAGGACTCTTACTCTCTGAGGACTATTACTTCTGTAAGAGGGCTAGAGAGCATGGCTTTAAAGTTTGGGCAGCGCCTTGGGTAGACCTAGCCCATGTAGGCACATACGCCTTTGAAGGTCAGCTTCTCAAGACACCGTAAAAATATAAGTCATGGGCAATTTCGTTAACACCAAACTGGTACTCAACGAACTTGCTCATGTCGCAGTTGTCCTTAAAGTCTTGCTCTGTAAGGTTGCGGTAGTAGTCTCCGCAGAACGGTGCATCTTGTGGGTTTGTCTTGCGTGTGCCGTGTTCGGCTCTGCCAGTAGTAGCGCAGGAGAAGAAGACCAACCCGCACCCCATCCTCGCCATATTGTTGAATGTCTTAACCCACTCAGGGTTATGCTCAAAGCACTCACAACTAGCCACTACATCAAAGCTGTTATCAGGGAAGACCAGTTCTTCACCTTTTGCTACCAAATCAACCCCCGCACCTATGCCAAGGTCAACGCCAAGGTAAGCACAGTTCTTAAAGAATTGCCGTATTGAGCCGTTTAAGTCAAGGCTGCCGACTTCTAGGACTCGTCTGTTAGCAAAGTATTGTGGAAGTTTCTCTCTAACAAAGGAGACAAACTCTAACTGTGCAGGATGACTCAACGACAACCCCAACGCTTACGCGCTGCTTTGCCTCGTTCTCCAGTCCACGACTTACTTCTAGCGCAGAAAGACTTTTGGCGAGGTCCTGACTTAGTTGGGGCTTTGAGTTTGCTGCCAGTAGCTCGGTTGTATTTAGCCCGACCTTTAGCAGTCAAGCCACCACCCGCTTTGACAGATAACTTCTCGCCTCTACCGACAGAGAGATTAGTCTTCTTTGGCATTAGCGTTTGGACTTTCTTTTAGCAGTCTTTGCAGAACGCACAAATGCTTCAACAGTAGGGTAGCCCTTTTGACCGGGCTTCTTAGCGGGAAGACCCGCCTCCCTACGCTTGTTGATGTTGTAGTACAGACCTTTTTTAGCTGGCATGGTATTGCTCCTCTGTTAATATCCCCGTCTTGTATTTTCCTTCAGGCTTGTAGATTGTCAATCCTTGCTGGCGCATCTCAGGCGCAAAGGATATGTGCATCCACCGACCGTATTCGTGAATCATTTGGTCAAACTTGATACCAGCCCCTATAACAAGCTGACATAGCGCGTAAGGAGTGTGAGCAGTAGAAGAGCAGTCAATAGCCCAACCATCCATGTGGCTGGATACCTTAGAACCGCCAACAGCCACGTTGACATCAGGCAAGCGTAGCCAAGAATTAACACGAAGAGCGCCTGTGACATTGCGTACAGCCTCCAGTTGTTGTGCAGCCGACTTCATGTTCTCTAACTGTCTATCGTCTGGCTGATTGCTAATGTGCATCCGAATAGCTGTCTCGCTATACGTTGCCTCGTCAAGACTGAAGTGTTCGCTTAGATTCATTTTTAGCCTTCATATCCATGATTTTCTCTAGCGTTCTACCACCAAAATAAAAAGACATTATTAACATTCCCCATTGACCTAGCAGCTCTACATAGTTGTTATTGACCTCAATATCCCATGCAGACATCATGGCAAAGGTTGTGTAGGTAATTAGGATAAACACTAGGGTCATGGGGCGAATGTTCTTGGACAGCCAAGAGTCGCTACCCATGTCTGCTTTGAGGCGTTCAGTCAACTCATGTTGCTCAGAAACATCGGCATTGAGCTTTGCTAACTCACCGTTTTGTTGCATCTCAAGTAGTTTGAGTTTGGCTTGCTCGGCTTGAGCAGGGTCAGGAAATACCTTGTCTAGTATCTTCCCACCAATGTCTATAAGTGCGCCTATTGGAATCATTTGTTTTCCTTTAATTCCTGTTTAAGTTTACGAAGTTCCTTAATCTCTCGCTTGAGCTGCGCCTTCATGTATAGCGTTTCTATGTAGGCAATGCTTGTTGTTGCAACAATAATACATAACGCTAATACGCTCAGAATCCATCCGATAAGACGCGCAGTTGCCACATTAGCCACCCAAACAGTAAAGACATAAACGCCACAGCAATTACCCCACTTATGAGTTCAATGAACCTAATCTCTTCTTGTTCTTTCTCCCACCTTGCCCGTCTAGCTCTACGAATCATCTCTGACCTAGCCCACTCTTGCTCACGCTCAATCTTGCCGTGCATGACCAAGAATCTACTGTACAAGTTTTTTAACTCAGGCGGTGCATACACCATAGATTCCCTAGTCTGCTCAAGCAACTTCTCCATCTGCAACTCAATCAAAGCCCTCTCAATGGCTTTCTTGCTTGTGTTTTGTTCTGGATTAAAGTTGGTCTTGGACTCCTCTTCTAGTTCACGATAGTAGTTTGTAATCTGTTGTTGCGTATCAAAGAGGACACCGAGGTTCTCTCCAATGTCGCTAATGAGTTTGAGTTCAAGCTCCTCATAAGACTTTTGCTTGGCAGCGACCTTTGCTTTGGTGACTGGCTTGGGAGACTCAACCGTTGCTGGCTTCTTGACAAATAACCCAACGAACCAATCCCAAATACCCTTGATTGCCTTGACATCTGCAATAGCGCCTTCAACGGTCTTCTTTGCGCCCTCAAGTTCCATCCTCCCTTGGTGGAGCATTTCGCAACCGCTTTTGATAAAACCATAAGCCGTCTGCGCTGCCAACAAGAGAGAGAACGGGTCAATGACTTACCTCTTATGCCATGCCCTCACCGGGCGTAACATAAATAATTGCTGTGCCAGTAGGCGCAATTGCGGAGACATATAAAGACGCTACGTTAGTGGCTTGCTTTGGCGCAGTAAAGATTACTGTTTGGTTGTTGTGAAGGACAGTTCCATAAGCAGGAGTTCCAGCCGTAGGGATTACTGCATTATCTGTAGCCCCTGTGCCAAGACGAATAAACACCTCGGCAGCCGTGCCGTTATGGATTCTTACTTGATTGCAAGGGCTGTCAGAAAGGATAGAAACCGTGTTAGCAGAAGTTGTTACGTTAATACGGGTAGTCTTTCCCTGTGCCTGAAAAGGAATGTTATTAGCCATTAGTACACCTTCTTGCCACCACCAGAAGTCGATGAAGTCTTAGTGTTTAATGACCCAGTAGTCGGAGTTTTGTTGCCAGACATATCAATGACTGAACGAAAGCCACCAGTAGGCAAATCACCGGGTTGCCAGCGCTGCATCTCGGCGCTACCGTCTTGAGGTAACTGTGGGCGAATTGCTTTAGCAACTTGTTGGTTAAGGCTGCTATCACGTTGTTGTGGTCTGTGCTTGCTCATTTGAAGTCCTTTCTTTGACTCTTACTAGAAGATAACTGAAAACTGTAAATATCGCTAGCGTTGACACTCGCTCCCATGTTGGATTCCACATTGTCCATCCACACATGATGCTGGTCGAAACTAGAACCAAAATCGTGATGAGCCGGTCTGTAATGACCCCTAACGCTAGGCGTACCAAAGCAATGCCGTCCATGTTTATCCCCTTTGTAATTGACGAAAACCATAGTCTAACCCTATTCGTCTTCTTCATCAACATTAGCAAAGCCAGCACCCCACTCATCATCCGACATCTTGAGCTTGATAGCTTCAAGTTTTAGGGCGCGGTCAATCACCTTGGTCTTGTCTGTAATGCTTGCCGTAGGGTCAACCATCACCGCCTTGAGCATATCGGAGATGGCTTGCTCTAGGTCAGGGTTAATGCCTTTTTGTTTTTTAGCCACGCTTATCTCGCTTAGTCTTCTTAGTCTTACGAGCGCTTGACAAGGAAGCAGCCACCGCCTGTTTCTGTGCGTAGCCTTCACGCATCATCTTGCGGATGTTCTTGCTAATAGTCTTTCTGCTAGTACCTTTTGCTAATGGCATATCAATCTCCCACACTAACTGCTGCTGGAGCAACATAGCCAACCAGCGCATTTCTAACCAATCTTTCAGCCATAGTTGTTTTTCTACGCAAATCAACTGGGGCAACAAATATTTCTTGTAGCTTGGCTGCGGTTTCTGCCACCCTCTTTGAGTCCATAAGACCGTTATCAATCAAGCGTTGACCTATGTACTTCCAGTCATCAATAGCGCCTTTTAGACTGCTTGTAGCTTTGTCAGAAATAATTTGATTTACTGCATCAGCCAACTTTTCTTTACCACCGGGGTTAGACAAAATAATCTGTGAAGTTTCTTTCCAAGCTGCGTCATCTGTACCAAGAATAATTTGGCGGGTTCTGTCTGCGTCAGTAGTGCCAGCAAGGATTGTGTCTGCGCGTTTCTTGGCTTCTGCAAGAACTCTCTTTGCCTCATCGCCAGCCGTTTTAGTAACGCCAGCAGCCTCGGTTTCCGCCCTCTTAATAACTCCACTCTGTGCCTCTTGTTCTGCCTTAGTAAGAACAGCGCCAGTTTTAGAAGGAATGACATCAGCAAGTTTTGTTGCGCCAGTTCTAAGCGTGTTAGCAAGACTGGTTCTTGCTCCGCCAAATCTCTCTGAACGACCTATTGTTGTAGCTGCTAACTCTAGCTGTTGCCTTAATTGAGGGAACTGATTTAACCAATCAGCATTACTGGTAACAAACTTTTGTATGTCTTTACTTGACGCATCTTGCAATTTGTTTGCAACAACGCCTCTCGCAAATTGTTCTGCGCTTCTAGCATCGCCGCCAATCAGTTGCATCAAATCTTTTACGCTTGTCTCTGATTTAAAAACTTTGTTTGCTAGCTCTGCGGGGTCAGTAGCAAAGCGAGTCATATCAAACTCTTCTTTGCCAACAAGAGCTTCGCCTAGTTTTGTTTTAAATCTGTTTAGCGGCTCAGAATCAGCTCTGTACTGCTCAAGAAATTTAGTTATTTTTGGAGAAAATTGCTTTTGTATTGCCTCTACTGCATCAGCAAGGTCACCAGCTTGTCTTTGTCCAATAGCGTCAAACCCTTCTGCGGGTAAACCATAAGCTCTATCACGCAAGAATCTTCTTAGGTTCTCTAAGCCCTGAAAACTAACTGGTTCACCAACCACAGCGCCTTCAACTTCTTTTGTTGGGTCAAGCGCTCTTTTTACCTTTAACAGTTGAGATTCAACCTCGTTAATAGATACATTTCTTAGTTTTGTTTCAGGATTTTTAATAGCGTTTGCTATAGCTGTAAGAGCATCTTTAAATGCTGGCGTATCAGAAACTCTTTGACCAGCTCTCTCTTTATTTAAAGCCTCGCCAAACGCTTCACCCTTGAACTTTTCAGCATTGTCAGAACGAACCTTTTTAAGATTTTCAAAAACAGGCGTAGTGGCATCTCTTATAGAGCGCCCTGTCTCAGTAGGCGTTTGAGGAGTGCCAACAGCCGCCAAAGACTTTCTAGCCTCTTGTGTACCCTCTGCTGCTCTAGTGGTTAATCTACCAACCTTGGTTCTCATTTCAGCAATCTGGTCACGAAACTGCTTTTCTATTTGAGCAGCCTCTTGTTGACCTCTCTGCAAAACAGCTTGAGCATCAGCGTCAGAAATTTGTCTTTGTGCAGGATTCAATTCACGGGCGCTATCTCTAATCCTCTGCGCTGTTTGTTGAGCGTTAGACAAAATTGCTTGACTTTGGATTTTTGCTGCTGATTCAAGTTGGTCAGCAGTCATGGCAGCTTGCTGGGTTATCTTGCCAGCGCCAACTTTAAGCATATCAATGATTTCTTTTTCGGCATCAATAGAACGCTGTCCACCTCGAATGTCTGCTATCTTTTTCTCAATAAACGCTCTTTGTTCTGCTGTAATGCTTTGAGGTCTTATATTTTGTTCTTGCAACAATTGACCAACGGTCTTAGCCGTAGCCATACCCGGCATAAACCTTCCTGCCAATGTTCCAATTAGCCTTCCAGTTTGTGTACCCAAATAATCAAATGGAACGGGGGTAATTACTGCGCCTAGCAAACGCGCCGTTTCTGCGCCAAGACCCGGACCATATTTAGATTCATAAACTTGACCAGCAGTCTCACCTCCAGCGCCACTAATAGTTCCGGCAGCAAAACTAGCTGGGCGAGAACGCTCCATTGCTTTGCCACCAGCCTCTAGCGCAGCGCCACCAACAGTTCCGGCTCTTCCCAAAACTCCGGGCAATCGACCAGCCGTTTGACGTATAGCGCCACCAGTAGCTTGCATCAGTTCAGGAGCAACCGCACCAAATACGCCACCAGTTAATGTTTCCTCGCCAACCTTTTTTGCTCTCTCTAATACCGTTGGCTCTTGTTTTTGTTCATCAATAAACTTCACGCCTTTTGTGGCTGGAGGATTTTCGTCTAGAAATTTAACGCCTGTGACCATAACTATTCCACCTCTGCCAATCTGCCATTAATCATGACTCTTGTTCCGCTAGGCAACCTTGCTGCGTTTACTTCCTCAACAGAACTAAACTCTAGTGTTCCTGCGCTACGCAATGAATAATCTTCATTTGCTCTCAAAGATGTTGGCGCACCGGGAGTAAGCTGAATGTCTGGCAACTTAAATAACTGTTGCGTACCGTAAATTTGGTCACCAATACGCTTAGACATACCGCGCAATTTGTCCATCATTACGTCTGCGGAATCACCGGGTTGCGGAACAACGCCATAGTTACGCAAGGCTTCTCCTCCAGTAACAGCTTTACCAGAAATGTTAAGGTAATAGTTATTACGCACATCACGAATTTTTGTCAAGAACTGACGCAATTCAGAAGGAATGTCACCAGTAATCAACTGATTTAATACCTTACCTTCTTCTGTCAAAAATGCTTCTGCTCTGTAATTTTTAATTTGTTCTTGCAGTTTAGGATTTCTCAAGTCTTTAGCAATATCTTCTACATCTGTTTTTAGTTGTGTATTTGCAATGTAGCCTTCTATGATTTTTGCTGGAGGTTTTAAGGCTCTTGCTTCAGTTCCTTTTTTATCTATTGGACCAAGCTGTCTCTTACGAACATCGTCCATTAGTTTTTGTCTAGCCGCATCTGTAGCTCTCTCTGCTGCGGCTTTTTCTTTCATGTCTTCAAGCTCTATAGCAGCCTTCTCTCTCATTCCTTGAAGTTCTTTTTGTGAAGCAATAGTCTCTTTATGTCTGCGCTCAGTACCAGACTCTTTCATTACAAACTCAGAATCTTTATGCAAGTTTTCAAGCATCTTATAAGTTGGCTCAAACCCTTGTAGTCTGTTCTTCTCTTTTAACAAGCCACTTCCTAAAGTAACAATTACTTCGTTTAATCTTGACTCTGCCTCTGCTCTGTTGTACGGCAAGATTTTGTATGCTGCCTCAGCCTTCTTAATTGCATCGTCTAGCTTGGCTTTCCATGTAAGCATATTCTTGTCAAACTCTTGCACTTCTCTTTTCCACAAGTCAGCACGACCTTGTTGCCAACCCTTCATCATGCCGCCCATAGCGTTCAATGATGCAGTTGCAGACTGTTTGCCAGCACCGCCCATAGCCATGCCAATGACACCAATTAAGCCAAACAAAGTAGACAAAGATTCAACATTGTCTTTTGTTGGCGTAAGTTCTGGGGCAGGATTCTTTTCTCTAAAAGTTTCTACTGATTGATAAATTCCTTTGGCTTGTTTACTTTCTTGCTGTGTTATGTCAGCTAAACCTTTAGCCTTGTATTCAGCAATTTGTTGTTCGCCCTGAGAAATATAGTTTTTAGACTCTTGTTGTTGTTGCAACAAATCTGTTTGCTGCTGTCTAATGTTTGACATCTCATCCCTAGTACCAGTCTGTCCCAATGCCTTTGTATCAATTTTGGGCATGGTTGAACCAGTAACGGCAGCGCTTGTCTTTGAGCTAAACGGGTCAGGCATAGGCAAGACATACGGCTTTTGCAATTCAGCCAACTCAGGAACAATGTCAGGTGTTTGTTCAGCCATTACGCAGTCCTCGTTTGAATACCAGTTCTTGTATCAGCCATCGGGATACCGCCGCCAATTGCAGCCAAGTTAGTATAAAAGTTAGTGCTTGCTCGGCTCAACGCTTGGTCAGCTTGTATGCCAGTTTTAATAGCGCCCAAAGCAATCTGGTCACCAATATTAGATACTTGTAATCCGAGATTGTATTGTTGAGCTAATAACTGCTGACGATACGCTTCAGCCTGTGCAGCCGCCTGTGCTGTGCCTACACCACCGCGAGACTCTGCGCCCTGTGCTAGACGGGCTTGTAGGGCTTGTAATGACTGTTGTCCTGTTGGGGTTAACTCGCCTGTCTCTGCGGCACGAATCAGCTCTCTGCCTTTGGCTTGATAAGGTTCGCCAATAGCGCGTTGCTGTGCGGCTGCTTGTTCTGCTTGTTTAGCGCCTCTCTTGGCTTGCGTAGCGCCATAGATTCCTAATCCACCAGCAAGTCCAAGGCGAACCATGTCTTGCGTTGACATCTTGTCAAAAAACGATTTTTCTTGAGGGGTGGGAACTGCTGTTGAGGGCTGGTCAATAGCTGCTGCGCCCGTTGATATTCTTGCTAAATCTCTAGGCGTATATAGCGCTCCAGTAGGAGAAAAAGCAGCACCCTCACCCGTTGGCAAAGCCTGTCCTTGGGGAACTCCTGCGCTTGGTCCAGCAAACATAACGTCTTGCGCTTGACTCATTTCTTCGCGTGTTTGAGGACGTGCAGCATCATATTGAGCTTGTATTTCACGTTCAAAACCGCCTGTATCGTATGTAGGCGCTGGTTCAGCCGCTTGTTGGTATTGTGCAAACTCTGCTTGTGACGATGGCATAGCTTCAAAGTCGCTCTCACCGTCATAGAACTCTAGCAAGCCAGTTTCAGGATTAGTTGTGCCAGAACCACCGGCAGCCTTGAGTATTTCAGCTTCTCTAGGCGTAATGTGAGCAAGCAATGTATCGTTTCCACGACCTTTGCTAGACAACATAGAAGCAATAGCAGCTAAGTCGCTAGTGCCGTTGAGGTCTGCTTTAAGCAGTTTGGCAATCTTTTTCATTTAATTCTCCTGACCCATGTATCGTAGGGATTCCACGTTCCAACCAGACTTCTTACCCTCTTCTTTGTCACCACCGAATATTGGCGCACCGGGGTCACCAATTCTTAGTGCTTGAGACAATGCCTGTGAACCGGGCGCTTGTCCAGCCCCAGTTGTTGCAACGCTAGTTGGTTCGGGAGCAGCACCCCCACCCATAGTCTGAGCAGACCTTGTAGGGCTAAGGAAGTTGCCAATAGACTGACCAACAATAGTTTGAGTCAAACCGCTTTCAACAGAACCCGGTTTAAATCCTAATTCCTCACTAGCAGCCGCGCCACCATAACTAGACGCGCCACCAACAATAGCGCCAGACGCAATTTCTTCAGCAGAACCGCCTCTAAGGGCTGCGCTTGTTGCACCTCTTGCAGCGCCAGATACGCCAGCCTTTTCTGTGCGAGTGGGAGTAGCAGCAGCAGCAGAAGCCGTTGTTGGGTCACCAGCGCCCGTAGCAGGGTTAAAACCGCCACCAACGTCAATGTTGTCTGGAGCTTGAGCAGCAGGGGCGTAGGCTTCAGCCGCTTGTTGTCCAGCAAAAGAAATTGCACCCGCCTTAACAGCATCTTCAGTAGAGCCGCCATTTAAATAAGTTACCGTAGCAGAAGCAGTTGGTCCTGCGGCTGGTCCTAATACTGGAGTAAGTACAGCCGTCAAAACAATAGTCTCAATGACTGGCAAAGGATTACGAGCTATCTTGTCAACCGTATCGTTTGTAGTAGAGATGGCTTTTTGAACAGGGGTTGTTCTGCTTGTAACGTAATTTGACATTTATAGCTCCACCACAGCAGACATTGCTGACCACCAACGCCACTCAATTTAGGCTCAAAGCCACCCATTTTTATAACTCTAATAATGTCGGGGTTAGAAACCTCAAATCGCAAAGACTTAAAGTTTCCAACTTTCATTGCTTGGCAAAACTGTTTGATGCTATCAACCAATTCTTTTGGTTTGTCAGCAGTTTCCATAATTACGTCAGCGCCACCTTGCCCATCGTTGTGGATGATGAACAAAGAGTTATTTGCTCTAATGACTCTGACCTTTGGGTTTATCCGAACAGTCTCAGACAGCACCGCCTCAAACCTTGCAGGGTCTATCTGACCACCAGCGCTCTTAGTTAGTATGTCTAGGGTAGACATTTTTGGAGAATCGCCGCGCTCCTTCTTGACTTGGCTCATCACCTCAGAATCCGAAAAACCTGAATTTTTTTGGGGCGGGGGAAGTGTATTCATGGTCAAGAACTTAGGTTGAGGGACGCAGCAATTTGTTGATGAATGTACAAATGACTAGCCAGCCAATCATAGAAATCTGACTCATTATTGAAGTCAACATCTAACATATTAAATGGATTATTGAGTTCTAAGAGGCTAGAAAAGGCTTGATGTTCCACCTGATGAGCGAGTAACCAGTCATCTAAATTAGAGATTTCAGCGTCAATTAAAGGGAAAATTGGCACAGTTATGCCACCATCCATGAATGTTTCTTGGAATAACTTGTGTTGTAAGCCGTTTTCAAACAAAAACTCTTTCAAAGACTCATCGTTGCCGTACTCCACTACTGACAAAGTATCAAAGTTCATTTGTCAGCCTTTCCATCAAGGCGGTCGAAGATGCGCTCTAACACGTTATCAATCTTGTCTAAGCGTGAGTTAATGTCTTGCTTGGTTGCATAGTTCTTAGCCAAGTCAACCTCAATAGATTGCAGACCATTCTTGAGACTCTTAACAGAATCCCATATCTCACGACACCACCATCCAATTGCACAAAGGATTGCACCGCCAACAAGATTGAATATGTCTTGGAATTGCATCTTATGAGGCGTAGTAAGGAACTTTGACAACAGTAGCATTAGCTAACTGAATCTGAATGTATCCAGCAGGGACAAGAGGCAAACTAGCTGTTGCGAATGTTGCACTTGCTGCGGTTGTATTTGTCACCGTCACATTAGCCACTACGTTGCCACCCGTGATAGCTACAGCATTAGCGTTCTGAATAGCCATCGTGCCAAGCCCTGACACCGCAGAGTTAGCAATAGCAATCGCTACGTTAACAGCGTTAGTGACTTGACCTTGAGCGTTGATGGTTACCTGAGAAACAGTATTAGCAGAACCATAGGTTGCAGCAGTAACAGCCGTGTTAGCAAGAGCAATTGTTCCGCTAGAAGTAATCGTGCCACCAGACAATCCTGTGCCAGCCGTGATGCTTGTAATTGTTCCTTGTGGAATAGCTACATTGCTTGCAGAAGTTGCCTGACCTTGGGCGTTAAGAACAATAGAGGCAGCGTTTGTGCTACCACCGTATGTACCAGCAACAACAGTAGTATTGGCAAGCGAGATATTGCCTGTAGAAGTAATAGGACCACCAGTAAGCCCAGTACCCGTGCCTACGCTCGTTACTGTGCCGTTACTCCCACTACTACCGCCAAGTGTTGCTACTGTCTTTAACATGATTACATCCCATCTCCGGGCGTGATATAGATAGTGGCGTTGCCACTAGCCGTAATGCCCGTAAAATAAGCGTTTGGCACAAAGGTAAGAATCTCATCTGTTCCAGCTAGTAGCGGGAAAGATGGTCCTGAAGTCGAGACAACCGCACAGTTGTTAGCAGCGTCACTTGCGCTTGTGCCGTAACCAAGGAATACAACAACAGAGCCAGAGTTGATAATGCGGTATTGGTTGCCACCAAGCGTAGTAGATACGCATTGCACAGCAGTAGGAGCTGCCGTATTAGCGAGAAACGCTACGGTGTTACCTAGTTTGGTAAATGCGTTGGTACTCATGCTTGACCCCAGTTCTGAGCAGTCACCACAGCAATCAGGGCTGGCACATCTGCACAAGCCTCAATAGCAGTAACCAAGCGAGTACATTCTGTAATTACAGACGCTCTGTATGTTGCAGTAGCTTCAGGAATATCTACGCTACGCTCTACCTTGCGAATGACCATCCAATCGGTCTGAGCCAGTAACTTGTTTGCCGTGTCCTTGACTTGTGCAGTCCAGTTTGACTTTAAGCCCTTAGTGACCAAGCGTTCTGTAGAGTCAACCATTGCTGGCTTGCCATCCACTACGCCTAGCACCTTGACATACATAGGGTTGCCGTCCTCGTCTGACTCTTCCCTATCGTTCAAGAGTTTAGGGTTGTCTACGCCCCAATAGAAGCGGTCATCATAGGTTGTGGTTACATCTGCAACTTCCTCGATACCGACTGCTTGCTTCTCAGCAAGGCTTGTCAGGCGTAGCCAGTTGGCAGGATATGAAGTTCCATCAATGGTGAATGGAGTATCAAGTGGGATTGTTTGGTTGTTGTGTTTAAACATGATTGTTTCCTATCGTGCGAGAGCGTATTTAAAAGGGTTTTCGGCAAATGCGGCATAGATATATGTTTGTGATGCGTTTACAAAACCTGTGTTATTTCGCAATTTAAAACCATTGCTTAAAATATCTACATCATTAACAGTTCCTATTGTTGACTCTGTATAATCCCTGTTTGCATACAATGCTGTTTCTGATAAGTTATAAGAACTTCTTGCTGTGTCTATCATTACCCATTCTGTGCTTGCAGAAGTTGATTTAATCATAATGAATCTTGGTCTAAATCCAAGGTAAACAAAACTTCCACTAGCCACATTGTTGCCATCATAAGAACCAAAGGCTGAATACCCTGCTACTGCGGAAAAGCAGTAGGCTACTATAGTATCGCTTGCCGCACATGAAGCGTTAACACCCATACCAATAACGCTTGGTGTAACTCCTGTTGAACCCCATACACTCGCAAAAGTAGATTGACCGCCTGTTGTATTAAGTTCAACATAATATGTAGTTCCTGGCGAACCGCTATTAAGTCGATTGTGCCAAGTAATCCAACTTGTAGTCCTGCCACGCACTTTCGTAATAACCATACCTGGAGTTACACCTAACCCGTGACCCGCAGAAAAATTTCCTGATGATGGCGCAGTAAATGTCACCACGCTAAAGCCTTGCGTAGCACCCACACTTACCTGTGATGCGACAGAGCCATCATTATTGGTTACGGCTGTACCACCTGCTTTCCATACCCAATCAACATAAGTTCTACCGCTACCATTTATGCCGTTAGTGCCATTAAATCCATAACCAGTTGATGATGTTGTAATAGCATAAGAATTAGTAGTATCTTCAGCCAATGATAAATTTGAAAATAAAGTATTGGCATATCCACGATTACTATCTTGCAATAAATTGTCTACCGCATTGGTGCGACATTTACTCCATATCCAATCTGGTTGAAATGCTATTGCTACTGTGGCGGTTGCACCCGTACCAGAACGAGCAACAGCGTTCATATAAGCCGCACCATTAGTGATGGTTGATGCGGATAGGTTATATGTGTTTAGAGCAACATAGCCAGTTGGGGGTGTGTAGGAGAATGGGCGTTGACCAGCGTTAAAGTATGCAGATGGCGTACCAGCCGCACCACCACCATTCCCAATATAAGGGAAAATTTCACTGGACAAACTACTTGCAACCGAGCCTGTTTGTGCAACTGGGTCACCTGAATTTAGCCATGTATTGTTTTTAGCAATGTATAACTTGTTTCCTTTAACAGCAAAACCAATAACATCGTTAGTC